CTTCCTAATCAAAGAGGATTGGTAATACTGATAACCCACACTATATCAAACACCTCTGGTATGGGTGCTTCTAAGATGGCTGATGGAGGCAGAAAGATTCAGTATCAGGCTGACACTAGGATGGAAGTTAAGGGTGGAGGTGAAAAAATTCCAGCCGTTAAGCCTTGGACAGACGAAAGCGGAGAAATAATCGGCCAACAGGTGAACTGGCGAATTATATGTTCTTCTATGGGATCACCGGGAGGAAACTGTCAAAGTTTCATTAGGTACGGAGAAGGTATTGATGAATGTCAAGAATATCTACAACTAGCACAACAGTTAGCTTTGATTGACAGGAGTGGCGCATGGTTCAAGTTGATATTTATGCTGGAAAATAAAAAGCTAATGAAGAAGTTAAAACCAGAATTAGATATTGATGATGAGCAAGCCTGTATCAAAGCTTTTCAGTTTCAGGGCCAGTCAAAGGTATACAACTTTCTTAAAGAAAATCCAGAATGTATAAAGCTACTAGCTAAAACAATAAAGGAAATGTTGTGAAAATAGAAATTACTGGGTTAGATGCAAGGGGTTATATATGGATGCCGCTTTCTGCATCGGCTAGCAAAATCAATAGATCAAAACTTCATGAAAAAGCATACAAACTTCTTGAAGAATTCTATCCTTATGATACGATATTAGAAGAGGTGCTGCTTCCGGGCAGTAAAGACCAATTTGGAGGAAGGTCACTAAGGGCGGATTTGTTTTTACCTGCTAGGCGAATAATAATAGAAGTTCACGGTGAACAACATTATAAATTCAATAGCTTTTTTTTCAAAAGTAAATTAGATTTCTATAAAGCAAAAGCTAGAGACTCAGATAAAAAAGAGTGGTGTGAATTAAACCAGATAGAGTTGATAGAACTTAATTATAACGAGGATATTGATGAGTGGAGAACAAAAATTAGAAGAGTTTCTTCAGAAGATTGACGAATGGATCGCCTGTAAAGGAATACCAAAGATTGAATATAAACAAGACACTGAAGAAAAACTAAACATGAACACGTCAGAGATCAATCAGCTTTCATCAAGAGAGTGTCTGGCATGTGCATATGAGCTATATGCCTACTCTGATTATCTTGAGTCTGTGAAAGCTAAAGAAAAGATAATTTTAGATTGGGCGAATTCCAGTATTTGGTATATAATATCTAGCTCTCTTGATTCTTATGGCAGCAGCTACACCAAATGGGAACAGAAGTATTACTCAGCAGTTAAGGAAAACCCCTTGGCTTATGATATATTAAAAATTAAAAAACACGCAGAAGCAAGATTGAACACTGTTGAGGGTAAATCTAATAAAGTATTGAGAATGGCAGATACTTTAAGCAACTTGTCAAAAATTAAATGAGGATAACATGTTAGAAGATTTTATTAATTCGCTCACGGCTGAACAAAAGATGGCACTAATAGAAACCGTCAGTAAAAATTTGGAAATGAGCAACAGTAAAGAGCAAAGTGAAACCCTAGAAGAAGTAGCATCTGAGCCAGCAGTAGAAACCGTGCGAAGCGCGGACCCTTCGCGTGATGTGGACTTAGACTTTACTGTTAGCAAATCAAAAGATCAGGTTAAAACAAAGATTCCAGTAAACGAAAACAAAAGATTTAATAGCTTTACAGACGATGGAACAGAGGCCAAAGGAAACGAATTTAAAACTCCAAACATTAAGCCAACAGAAAGAAGAAGACCTCCCGTTAAGGAAATAGAACAAAGATGTACTAAGTGTCAAAATTCCGTCAAGGTTCATCCTACGCACGCTAGAGAATGGTTCGTATGCGATAGATGTATTGGTGGGCGCTAATGAAAAAGAAAAACAATCTTCAAGACCTAGCATCTGAAAGAGCCGTACTTGCGGCTCTTTGTCAGTATGGCTTAGACTGCTATCTAGATATTGACTTTGTTGACGGCGATCACTTCACAGACGAAATGAACCAAGTTCTTTTTAGCTGTATCCATAAGACAATATCAGACAACGCCAAGGTAGAACTAACATCTATCTTATCTTCTGCTAATAGTCTTGGCGTTAGTGACGCCATAAGCAACAAAGAAGAAATGGGCTTTATTCGTTCTTTGTTTAATTTTCCTGTGGATCTTGGAAACTCGCAAATACATGCCGCTAAGATAGCCAAGCTAAAGCTAGCCAGAGATCTAAAAAAGACACTAACGAGATGTCAGAAGAGCGTCGAGTCTATGACGGGCGAAGAAGACGTTGTAGATTTAATATCTATGGTTGAGTCGCCAATCCTAGATGCTACTTCAGAAATATATCAAACATCAAGCAATAAAACAGAAGTCATTGGAGAGGATATTGATGAATACTTGGATTTTCTTACAGACAATGTTTCGGACTTTGTTGGAGTCCCCACGGGCTTTCCAAGATATGATGCTGCTATCGGCGGCGGCCTGCGTAGAAAATGCGTTGATCTAATTGCGGCTAGGCCCAAGGTCGGCAAGTCTATGTTTTGCGATGCCGTCGCTTTGAATATTTCCTCACAAGATGTTCCTGTTCTGGTGCTTGATACGGAGATGTCCAAGGACGATCATCTAAACAGAATTTTAGCTAGTATTAGTGGTGTTGAAATAAATAAAATATCTACCGGTAAATTCTCAGAGAATGAAATAGATAAAGAGAAGGTGAGAGCCGCCTCTGATAAGCTCAAAGATATACCATACCACTACATCAGTATTGCTGGTCAATCATTTGATAATATTCTTTCTATCATGCGGAAATGGATTTATCAACATGTGGGATTTGATGAAGATGGCAGAACAAAAGATTGCGTTATTATTTATGATTACTTAAAGCTTATGAGTTCTGATGGTATTAATGCGTCTATGCAAGAATATCAAGTGCTTGGATTTCAAATTACCAAGCTGCATAACTTCATGGTAAAATATGATGTACCTTGTTTGAGTTTTGTGCAGCTCAATAGAGATGGTATAACAAAAGAAAGCACAGATGCCGTCTCTGGTTCTGACAGGCTTATTTGGCTGTGTACCAGTTTTACTATTTTTAAATTAAAATCAGATGAAGAAAAAGCAGAAGACAACCCTAAGAATGGCAATAGAAAAATTGTTCCCATTGTAGCTAGGCATGGAGAGGGACTAGATGATGGCGACTATATATCTATGAAGATGTTTGGAAGTATTGGTCGCCTTGAAGAAGGAATGACGAGAAACGAAATCCATAATAATGCTAAATCAAGAAAAGAAGGTTTTGAAATAGATGAAAGCTTTGACGCAGAATCAGATCTCAGCAGCGTGTGATGCGCTAGTAGACTCCATACCGGAAGTCTTGGAAAAGCTAGGAATTGAGTACGTCGAGTATCCTAATAGGTATTCTTTTCCGTGTCCTATCCACGGCGGAGATAATCCAGAGGGGTGTTCTATGTTTACTGATGGAGACGACGTTGTAGGAAACTGGAAATGCTGGACTACTGGTTGTGATGAAGACTATGCTAGAAACATTTTTGGTTTCATTAGAGGCTGTTTAACGACAAAGAAAGGATCAGAAGTATCTTTAACAGAAGTTTATAATTTCTGCGAATCAATAGCCAAAGCTGAATACAGAGAAGATAGCGGTGTCAACACAACAAAAGAAGTTAAGTTGATTGATATTTTTTTAAAGAAATCCGTAGAAACAGTTCCAATAATGTCAAGAGAAGAAATTAGATCAAGCATAAAGATACCATCTTCTTATTATGTAGAAAGAGGCTTCACTCCAGAGGTGTTAGATTTATTTGATGTTGGAACATGTACTAAAAGTGGAAAGCCAATGCTCAATCGAGCAGTTGTTCCTGTGTACGATGTTAATGATTGTTTTGTTGGTTGCGTAGGGAGATCTATTTATGACAACATGAAACCAAAATGGTTACATAGTAAAGGATTTAAAAAAGAACATCTTTATGGGCTAAACATAGCAAAAGAATCTATAATAAGAAGTAAAACTGTTTTCCTTCTGGAAGGACAGGGAGATGTATGGAGAATGCATGAGGCCGGATTTGACAATGCTGTTGGTATATTTGGCTCTTCTTTATGTGATGAACAATTAATATTGCTAGAAGAATTAGGAGTTATGAATGTAATAATATTAACAGATTACGATGATGCTGGCAACAAGGCCGCTAATCAAATTATAAAAAAATGCGGAAGAAGATTTAACTATTTAAGGCCGACTCTTGACGCTAAAGATGTTGGTGATTTACCTATTGAAGAATTGCAAGAACAATTAAAGGCTATCTTATGACTAAAATATTAGCGTTTTCTGGAAAGAAACAATCTGGCAAAAGTACTCACTCAAACTTTGTTCACGGTTATCAACTTAGAGCCTTTAGGGTGGTTGAAAACTTCGCCATGACAGAGGGTGGGGATCTTTTAATTAAAACAGGAGAAGAGGACGACTCATACGGCGTTTTAGATATCAGGAGAATGGACGCGCAGTTTGCAGAGTGGGCAAACTACAATATGTGGCCGTATGTTAAAAACTATTCTCTTGCTACCCCATTGAAACTAATGGCCGTAGAGTTGTTTGGAGTAAAAGAAGAACAGGTTTTTGGAACAGAGATACAAAAAAACACAAAAACACATTTAAAGTGGGAGGACATGCCCAAGCAAAGAGCGGCCAAAAGAAAGCCTGCCAAAAGAGGTAAAATGACAGCTAGAGAATTTTTACAGTTCTTTGGGACGGACGTATGTAGAAATATTTATAATGATGTATGGGCAGAACGTCTTATTAAAGATATTGAATTAGAGTCTTCTCTTCTTGCTGTTGTGGACGATGTTAGATTCAGCAACGAAGTAGAATGTGTTCAAAACGCTGGTGGTAAAGTGATTAGACTAACTAGACAGCCTTACCCAGATTCACATAAAAGCGAAACAGATCTTGATGATTATCAAAACTTTGATGCTGTTGTTGACAATCAGAACATGAGCATCAATGAAACCAATCAAGAAATAATTAAACTGCTAGAACAATGGGGTTGGCTGGGCGAAGAAGTAGAGCCATCTAAAGAAACAGAGCAGTTAACAGGAATTCAAAAAATAAGGAACTAGAATGATAGTTACATATATTAGGTCGTCTAGCTATGGAAATTATGACTTTTGTCAAATGCAATACTTTATGACATATGTATTGGGGCATAGGTCTGAGTCAGGAAAAAAAGCGCAACAAGGCACGGCCTGTCACAAAGTAATGGAATGTCTTGCGGCCTGCACAAAAGATGTTCAAGACCATCCGGCAGATAAAAAAACGCCAAGATCTATTGTAGATGATGCGCTTGGAGAGGTAAGCTTTACTGAAGCAAAACTAAAAACTAAAAAGTTTGTAGCACAGCTAATGAAGGATAGCTATGAACACTACACTTCACAGGACAGTCATAAGTATTACCCTGCTGATTTTAAGTTTTGCGAAAAACAAGTAGAGACAGCTTTAACTTTTAATGAAGGTCAATTTGACCCGAGAAAAAGAACTATAGTAGATACAGAACCCACTTTCGACATACCTATTGAAGAAGAGTGGGCAAAATATGAATACGAAATGCCCAATGGCGAAGTGATAAAGGGGAATTTAGCAATAAAAGGAACAATCGACCTTGTAACTGGCATAGATGATAGTATAATCGAGGTAATAGATTGGAAAACGGGCCAAAGAAAGAACTGGGCGACAGGGGAAGAAAAAACTTACGAAAAGCTACTTGAAGACCCCCAGTTGTTATTGTATAATTATGCGATATCTAAACTATATCCAAACTACGAACAGGCTATCATGTCTATATTTTTCACTAGAGATGGTGGACCCTTTAGTATGTGTTTTGATATTTCGGACCAACAAAGATTTTTAAACATGTTGAAAGCTAGATA